ATGGCCAAGCAGAAGAAGCCGGACGGAGTTGATACGGGGAGACCCTGCACGGACTGTCCCAAAAAGCAGTCCGGCAAGAAGAAAACAGCGGAGTTCGTGGAAAACGTGCTGGAGAAGATCGAGAAAAAACTGGGGGCGAACGATATCAAACCTTCGGTCGGAGATTATTTGCGCCTGCTGCAATATCGCGACGAAATAGAAACGGACGAGCCGAAGGAGATCAAGGTGACATGGGTGGAACCGGCGACAACGGAATCAGAACGCGAAGCATAGAGTACCAGCCGCTTCCATCGCAACTGAGATTTCATCAATCGGCGGCCCGTTTCAAGGGCTTTTCGGGGCCGATCGGGAGCGGCAAGAGCCAGGCGCTGTGCCAAGAAGCGATCAAGCTGAGTTATCAGAACCCGGGGCGGACGGGATTGATCGGAGCGCCGACGTATCCAATGCTGCGGGATTCCACGCAGGCAACACTGTTCGAAATTCTGGAAAGCAACACCATTCCGTTCGATGTCAACAAAGCAGAAAACACGCTGCTGTTCAAGGAGACTCGCTCAAAGGTTTTGTTCCGGCCGGTAGACGAGTTCGAGAGACTGCGCGGGACTAATCTAGCGTGGTTCGGGCTGGACGAACTGACCTACACGCAGGAGCCCGCGTGGCAGCGACTGGAAGGCAGGTTGCGCGATCCGAAAGCCCGACGGTTATGCGGGTTCGCCGTATGGACGCCGAAGGGTTACGACTGGGTCTACCAGAAATTCATCTCGTTCCCGGTGAGAGGGTACGAGGCAGTGGTCGCCAGCCCGCGCGAGAACCGGTTTCTCCTCGAACGGACCCCGGACTTCTACGAGCGGCTGAAAGACAGCTACGACGACAGCTTCTATCGGCAGGAAGTGCTGGGAGAGTACCTGAACCTGTCGGGCGGGAGAGTGTATAGCGCGTTCGCGAGAGAGACCCATATGAAGGACCTGGAAGTGGATCTCCGGCTGCCCCTGTTGTGGGCAATGGATTTCAACGTGGATCCCATGTCGTCGGTGGTGGCGCAGGTCTCGAACGGAGTGGTGCGGGTGCTGAACGAGATCGTACTGCGGTTTGCGAGCACGAAGGAAGCCTGCGAGGAATTTCTCAAACGATATCCACGGCACGACGCCGGGGTGAGAGTGTATGGCGACGCCTCGGGGAACGCACAGCACACGACGGGCGGCACCGACTACGATGTGGTACGGGAATACTTCCGGTTGCACACGAATGTAGCGGTGCAATACCGGGTTCCGAAGGCGAACCCAGCGGTCAGGGAACGGGTGAGCCTGGTCAATTCGAAACTGCGATCGGCGTCGGGCGAAGTGCGGATGCTGGTAGATCAGAAATGCCAGGAACTGATCAAGGACTTCGAGCAGGTGGTATACAAAGCGGACTCGAACCAGATCGATAAAGAGCACGACCGGCGGAGGACGCACCTGTCCGACGCACTGGGTTACCTGGTCTGGCAGGAGTGCCGCCCGTCGAAGCCGGCAGGAGAACAGGGAGAGAGGATCCTTTAGCGATGGAGACGATCAACCGGGAACATCCCGAGTACGCCGCGCGGAAGAGGATGTGGAAGCAGTACCGGGACCTGTACGCGGGCGGAGAGCAGTTACGCGAGAACGCGCAGGATTACCTGCTGCGGCGTCACAAGGAGCCCGGCGAAGTTTACCAGGAACGGCTAAGCCGGGTTTTTTACGAGAACTACGTGGGGTCGATCGTGGACTGGTACTCGGCTACGCTGATGCGGCGCGAGCCGGTTCTGCTTTTCGACGGGAACGACGGCGCGGCGAAAGAGTTCTTCAACGTCTTCACGGAAGACTGCGACTTAAGGGGCACGACCCTGAGCGAGTTCTTCCGGCAGAGGTTTGTGCAGACGCTGGTCTACGGGAAGAGCTACGTGGCGGTGGATTTTCCCCGAACGGACCAGCCGGCGAGCACGAGGGCGGAAGAAGACGCGCAAGGGCGATCGCGGGCTTACCTGGTGGACTACGGGCCGGACGAAGTCATCAACTGGAACTATGACCGCACGGGCGGACTGGATTGGGCGGTGGTGCGGACGTCGTGCCTGCAGCAGTCGAGGGTAACGGACGCCAAGTGGGAACGCGAGACGCGCTGGATTTACTACGATCGCGAGAAATTCCAGGTTTACCGGAAGGCGGGCGAGAACAAACCGATCGATTTGGTGGACGAGGGACGCCACGGACTGGCTGCGCTACGCCGGGTGCCGCTGTTCGAGGTACGGGTTACGGACGGGCTGTGGCTGATGAACAAGGCGGCACTGCTGCAGCTCGAGCATTTCAACAAGTCGAACGCGCTCTCGTGGGCGTTGACGATGGGGTTGTTCGCGACGCCGGTGGTTTACTCGGACCGGGAATGGACCCAGATTGTGGGAGAGTCCTACTACATCCAACTGGGCCCAGAGGACCGGTTCGGGTGGACGGAACCGGAAGGAAAGGTTTACCAGATCGCGGCGGACAACCTGGTGCGGCTAAAAGACGAGATCTACCGGGTTTGCTACCTCATGAGCCAGGCGCGCGGGCCGAGCGCTGGGGACCTGCAGCAATCGGGGCTTAGCAAGCAGCGCGATTTCAGCATCACACAGGAGGTGTTGCGGGCTTACGGCGATGCCGTCAAGGACGCGATGAAACAAGTGCTGCGAGCGATCGCCGCGGCGCGGCAGGATGCGGTGTCGGTAGATGTATCGGGACTGGACGAATTCGACATCGGGGATTTCAGCAACGAATTGGACGATGCCAAGAAGCTGCTGAATCTCGACATCGGGTCGCCGACGCTGAAGAAGCAGATTTTCAAGAAGCTGGCGTTTCAGTACCTGTGCGACGTGCGGCAGGAGATCAAGAACCAGGTGGCGGAAGAAATCGATAGGGAATAGGAAAGCAGAGGAGCTCAATGGAAGGCTTGGATATACAAGCGATCATACGGCAGGCGATTCAGGAGTTCGTCAACCACGAGCAAGCGAAAAGCGAGCCAGCGCACCAGGCGGAACTGCAGGAGGAACGGAAGCGGCGCGAGCAACTGGAGCGGCGTGTCAACGAACTGGTGGAGGAAAACAAGCAAAGCCGCAAGCAGGCGGAGGAGGCGGAGCGAAGCTCGGCAATCCGGTCCGAGCTGCAACGCCTGGGCGTGGCGAAGGTGGACCTGGCTTTCAAGGCCGTGCAGGACGACGTCCTGCGGGCCGATGATGGGCGGCTGGTGACCCGGGGAGAGGCCGGGGAAGTGGTACTGAAGGATTACCTGGCGAAATTCGTCAGCGAAAATCCCGAGTTTCTGCCGGCGCGAATCCCGGGCGGAACGGGCATGACGACGAATCAGAAGGCACCCGCCGGCGGGCGGAGTGGCGTGGAACTGGATTCGATCCGTCCGGGGATGAGCCGTGAGGAGATGCAGCGGGTACGAGAGGAAATCGTGCGCGTGGCCTCGCAGACGGTGCGGGGCTTGTAGGACGCCGGCGGCTGCCGGCGAGTAGAAAGACAAGGAGAACGAATGGGAGCAATAACCACAACGAATCTGGCCAACGCGATTGTGAAACTGGTAGCCGCCGATGCCCTTCCCGTCCTGACGGGCAACCTGGTGATGGGCAACCTAGTCAATCGCGACTACGATCCCGTGCTGGCGCAAGCGGGCGACACAGTGAATGTGCCGATACCGCCGGTGATGGTGGCGAACAACATCGCAGAAGGCGGGACGGTGCAACCCCAGAGTCCGGATCTGGGGAACGCGCAGATCGTGCTGCACACGCATGCGGAAGCGACGTTTCAGATTCCGGACGTGACCAAAGTGCTGGCGGTGCCGGACCTGCTGAAGCTGTACATGGAGCCGGCGGTGGCGGCGATCGCGCAAAAGATCGAAGGCGACTTACTGGGTCTTTACGCGAGTTTCACGACGAACGGGGCGGTGGGGACCCCGGGCACCCCGATCACGGAAGCCACGATCGACGCCGCGGAAACGGCGCTCTTCCTGGCGAAGATTCCGCCATCGGAACAGAAGTACCTCGTGGTGGACGCCAACACGTACTCGCAGTGGCGCCAGATTCCGCGGTTCAGCGAGTTTCAGACGGCTGGAGACGCCGGGTTGCGAGCACTGGTAGACGGAACGATAGGGAAGGTCAAAGACTTCTTCGTATTCCGGTCGCAGTTCGTACCGAAGACGGGGACCGGACCGGTGACGACACACAACCTCGCGTTTACGAAGAACGCGATCGGACTCGTGATCCGGCGGCTGCCGAAACCGCTGCCGGGGACGGGCGCCATCGCCGAATATGCGGAACTGGGCAACTTCGGCATGCGGGTGGTGATGAGTTACCAGCCGAACACGCTGGCGCAGCAATTCACAGTAGACGTGTTGTACGGCTGCGGCGTCCTGCGCAACAACGGCGGCGTCCAGGTGAATACCTAGCCACAATCCAAGAGAGCCCGGCCGCGAAGGGACCGGCACAGGCAGAGAGATATTTGAAAACCGGGAACGGAGGCCAATTGCGGCCGGGCAAGAACAGGCAAAAGGAGACGGTATGGATCTGAGGGCTTATTACCAAAAGATGCGGGAAGTAGAAAGGGAGATCGCCGGCGAGGACACGGTCGTGATCAGCGTCGAGACGCCGGACGGCGGCAAGGGCGGCGTAGCCACCGAAGTGCCGAAGCGGCTGGCGGCAAAGATGGTGGTGGAAGGACGGGCGAAGCTGGCGGACGGACCAACGGCGAAGGCTTTCCGGGAAAAAGCGGCGGAAGCCAAGCGCGCGGCGGACGAACTGGCTGCCGCGAACAAGCTGCAGGTCTCGTTGGTGTCCACTAACGAACTGCAAAGGCTGCGTGGCGCGGCATCCGGTAAAAAGGGACCGAGCGACAGCCATGGGCTTGTTTAGGGACGGCACGATTTCGACGCTGGAGGACCTGAACGCGCAGGACGCGTCGGTGCTGGACGTAGCCGCAGCAGAAGGCGTCGATGTAACACGAAAGATGGCACTCGCCCAGAACGAAATCGGGCTGGAATTGACGGCCTGGCGGGCGAGACCAGCCGGCTACGATTTGACGCCGCAGCCGGGCGGCGGGAGCACAGATTCGGTAGTGGTCACACCAGCGCTCCTGCTGTGGCATGCATTTCGCACCCTAGAACTCGTATACCGCGACGCATACAACAGCCAACTGAACGACCGTTACCGGGGCAGGCGAGACCAGTATCACGACCTGGCAAAATCGGCCGCGGAGCGGCTAAGGGAGGCGGGTATTGGGATTGCGGTGAGTCCCATAGCGCAGGCAAAGCAGCCGGTGACCGGAGTGGCGACAGGGACCCTTCCGGAGGGCACGTATTATGCGGCCGCGGCCTGGGTGAACCGAGGCGGCGAGGAAGGAGCCGGTTCCACGGCGGCTGCGATCCAGGTTGGGGAGGGATCGGGATTCACCGTTTCGGCGGTGGATCCACCGGGCAACGCGACCGGCTGGAACGTGTTCGTAGGGACCACTCCGGAGGGACTGGTGCAGCAGAACGCGCTGGCGCTCGATCCGAACGAGAGCTGGACACAGAGCACGATTCCATTGACTACCGGCCACCGACCTGGCACGGGGCAAGCGCCGAACTACCTTAAGCCGGCGCCACGAATCCTGCAGAGAGGCTGACTCGAGCCGGCGCGAAAATCGACCGATGTTTCGTGGGCCAGACGAAAGGGAACTCATGACAGCGAAACTGGGCAGCGCAGCAACAGCGAAGGCGTTGGAGCGGCTATCAGGCCCGACAGGCGTGACCGCGGGACTGGCGGCTCTTTCCCAAGGGGGCGGTGATCCGGCGGGGACGCCGGCCTCGGTATCCATTCGAGCCCAGAATGTCGCGGCCGACCTGGCCGAGCGCACGGGGCCAGTGCAGTATCCGGCCGTCAATATTTATTGCCAGCGGCTGGTGAACGACCTGAAAGAGAAGTTCCGCCATTTCTCCGGCAAGGCGGTGCTCGCGGCGGAGATCCGGCACTCGCAGGACCGGCTCGACGGGCTCGAGACGACGCTGCAGTTGTGCGCGGACGCGGTGGCACAGGCACTGGACGGCTCGCGGGGCGATTGGGGCGACGGCATGTACTACGCGGGCGGATATGAGGTGGCGTTCGGCGCGGTGAAGCATGGGGGACGGAACTTCTTGCAATCGGCCACGGTGACATTCGCGGTGGAAGTCAGCAAGTAAAAGGCGGCCACCAGGCAGGGCATTCCGGCGCCGCCCGGGGTGGTGGCTTCTGGAGGGCGCCCTCGCGGCGCCGCCCGGAGAAGGAGACAGATGGGTTCTTATATTTCATCGAATGCGAACCGTTTCTACACGGTGCTAGAAAGCTCGTACGGGCAGGTGGGGGCAGTCGCCGCAGAGAATCGATTTCCAGCAGTAAAGCTGGGCATCAAGCAGCAGGCGGAAGTGACGGACCGCCGGGACAAGACCGGAAGCCGCACCTTCGTAGGGATCCCGAGCGGCGGCCGGAGGAAGACCACGTTCGACCTGAAAACATATTTAACGAGCTGGGACAAGGCTGCCAGCGGCGGGCCGGCGTATCTGCCACTGTTCCACGGCGCGCTGGGAGGGAATCCCCAGACGTTCGCGGGAGCTCCCGCAGGGGCGGGAACACAAGGCGCCACACTAGTATTCGGGGCGGGGCACAATCTATCGAGCGGACAGGCTCTGGCGTACGCCGGGGAGATCCGGTTCGTGCGCGCGGTGGTCAACAGCACGGCGGTGCTCCTGAACGCGCCGTTCACAACGACACCGGCGGCGGGCGCCACGATCGGGGGCGCAGTGACGCTGGCGCCGGCCACCGAACTGCCCAGCGTGAGCATTTTCGATTACTGGAGCCCATCGAGCGCCGTGCAGAGAATTCTTTGCGGGGCGGCAGTGGACCGGATGGAGGTCAAAGTGAACGGCGACTTCCACGAAGCGAGCTTTAGCGGCTTCGCGCAAGACCTGCTGGACAGCAGCAGCTTCGACAGCGAAGCCGGCGGCTTGCAGAATTTTCCGCAGGAGCCGGGCGTATCCGCGTTCGATTACTCGCTCGTGCCGGGACACATGGGTCAAGTCTGGTTAGGGAGCTCGCCGGAGCGGTTCTACACGCTAACCAGCGGGACGATCGTAGTGGACAACGACCTGGATGCACGGGGGCGGGAGTTCGGGTCGAGCGTGGCACGGGCGATCTCTCCCGGGCGCCGCACGGTGACCGCGGCATTCGAACTATTCAGCCAGGATGACAGCGCGACCGCCAGCCTGTGCCAGGCGGCCAAACAGCAGTCTCCGATCGAAGTGATGCTGCAACTCGGAGAGGTAGAAGGCCAGCTTCTGGGAGTGTACCTGAAGAGCGTGGTTCCAGAGGTGCCGGAGTTCGATGACGGGGACAGGCGGCTACAGTGGAAATTCCGTCCGTCGAGAGCGCAGGGAACCACCGACGATGAGATTGCGGTGGCATTCGCTTAGCCATGACGTACGAAAGCGTGACCAAGATCCTCTCGAAGGTGGCGCCCGGTGTGGCGTTCACCGTGACCAGGATGTCGTTCGGAAGGCGGATGGAGTTGATGAGACGCATCCGCGAACTGGCGGGACGCATGGAGTTTCTGCGGGCCGGCAGCGACCCCAAGGAGCAGATGGACGCGGGCCTGGTTCAGGCGGAAATCGACCGCACCTATGTGAGTTGGGGCTTGCGATCCGTCGAAGGGATCGAGCTAGACGGCGAGCCCGCAACTCCGGAGGCCCTGGCGGAGAGGGGTCCCGAGGATCTATTCCGCGAAGTGCTCCAGGCCGTAAAAGCTGAAACCGGGATTACCGAAGCCGAACGAAAAAACTAATCGTCGCCTTCCACTTTCATTTGTCGAACCAGGCCGGCTGGAAGTGCGACGACTGCCGGAAAGCCGGCCTGGAACGTAAGCGCCGCTGCGGATGGCTGGAGCAGACCGCTACAGGGGAAACGATCGTCTGGGCACGGAAGCAAACGGCGCTGACATTGTGCCCCAAGTCTTTTATCACGGCGCAAAGCATTTCATGGGTAGAAGAGTTCTTCGTGCGGCAGCGCCTCGGCGGAGTACGGCTGGAAGATATGAACACGAAAGACGCGGAAGCGTTCCTGATTCTGGGCGAAGAACTGGCACGGGAGAAGGATGATGTCTGAAGACGCGCAACAAACGATATGGAAAAGCTTCCTGGCGGCGACCGGCGGTCCATTCGACGGAAGTGGAAGTGCGATCGATAGCGGTTTTGCCGGCTCGACCGCTCCGTCCAACGACCTTCCGGCTCGGTTGGAAGTGGGATCGCGAGCGGCCGTCGGGCCCGCGTTCACGCAGGCCAGTCCGGCAGACATTTTCAGCACAATCCAGCCGATCTTCAGCGATCCGGCACCGGCAACCAGCAGCGCAGGTGTGAGCTCACAACCGGGAGATTCGAGTACGGCATCGAGTGTGCTAACGACGGTACTGAAGAGCGGGCTGGGGTTGACGCCGCTGCTCTCGGGAATTCTCAGTCTTTTCGGTGGCGGTTCGGATCCCGCTCCACCGCCACTGGTCAAGTACGCGGCGGCGCCGAGTGTCCGCTTCGAAGCGGCGCAGTGGGGAGACCAGAGCGGTGATGTTGACTATGACCAAGCGGGGCTTCCGCGATTGAACAGCAGCACAGCAGCCAACACAGGCAGGACGAACGCGAGCCAGACCAGCACATCGAACGGACCCAAACCGACGACAGCAGCGGCGCCGACGGTGACGGTAAACGTTCAGGCGATGGACAGCCGGTCTTTCCTCGACCACAGCCAGGAGATTGCACGGGCCGTGCGGGAAGCTATGCTCAACCTCAACGCGATTAACGACGTAGTGAGCGACCTTTGACAATGGGTACCTTTCCAAAGCTGAAGACGGGCGCGGTGCTGCAGTATCCGGCGACACGCGGGCTGCGCTACGCCAACCGGGTGATGCGTTTCTTAGACGGGACGGAACAGCGATTCCGCGCGAATGGAGACGCAAAACGGCGATGGGAAATCCGGCTGGACCAGATTGACGAACTGGAGATGGCGGAGATCGAGCAGTTCTTCCTCGAGAACCAAGGCGTTTTCGGCAGCTTCTCATTCACGGACCCGTGGGACGGGACGGAGTATCCGAATTGCAGCCTGGAGTCCGACGGACTGCGACTACAGGCCCTGGCGGAGATGCGCGGGCGCACATCGCTGGTGGTGCGGGAGAACGTGATTTGATGCGGGCGTATCCCCAGCTGGCGACCGGAGCCCCGGCACACTACCCCATTGTGAAGACGCGACGATGCCGCACGCTGATCAACACGACGGCCGACGGACGGTCGATCAAATTGACGGATCCCGGAGCAGGCGCGGTGACGTGGCAACTAAGCTATTCGGGGCTAGTGGATGCGGAAAGATCGGCTATCGAGGATTTCTTCCGAGAGGCGGAGGGAAGTCTGCAAAGTTTTGTCTTTCTGGATCCGGTGGGAAATCTTCTGACCTGGAGTGAAAAGCTGGATGAAGCGGTCTGGGAAAGAGGACCACTCCTTTCCGTAACCGGCGGACAGGCGGACCCGTTCGGAACGTCCCGCGCCTCGGCGGTGCGGAACACGGGCGGCGGCACCCAATCGTTGCAACAAACCCTGAAGGCACCGGCGAATTATGTTTACGCCTTCAGCCTGCACGCGCGTGCGGAAACGCCAACGGACTTGACGCTCTTCCGCGGAACAGACCGCCAGCGAATGACGGCGACACGCGACTGGTCGCGGTTGACCTTGTCCGGGCAGAGCGCAGCGACAGGAGACAGCGTAATCTTCGGACTCGAACTGCCAGCGGGAAGCGCGGTCGCGGTATTCGGGCTGCAGGCAGAGGCTCAGCCGGGAGCATCGCGGTACCAGAGCACGCAAGGACAGAGCGGCGTCTACGATGCGAGGTTTCAGGACGACGTCCTCGCGTTCACGACGACGGCACCCGAGCGACACGCTTGCACGGTCAACATCATTCATGCAAACCATCTCTGAGCTGAAGGAACAGGCGGTCACGGAGACTCCGCTGCTGCTGTTCGACTGCACGTTTTCAGACGGCCGGACCGAACACTGGAGCACGAACCGCGTCACGGTGGACGCCATCGACTACGAACCACGAGTCCTGCGCCACAACGTTTTCGAAATCCAAACGGCATCGGATCAGGGCGTGGACGGGATCCCACGCATCTCGTTAGTGCTGGCGGACGCAGATTCCCATTTTTCCCAACTGGAACACAGCGCCGGAATGAAGGGTGCGAAGCTCATTGCGAAGTTCATGTTTTTCGATTTGCGGGAAGGGACGGCGGCGACCGAAGCAACGGTGGTGTTTCGGGGCCTTTGCAACCCGCCCGAAGAAATCACGGAGACGGAATTCCGGGTATCGGCTACCAACCGCATGAGCATGCAGCGAGTGCTGCTGCCGCAGGTCCGGATTCAGCGCAGGTGTCCGTGGGATTTTCCGGCCAACGCGGAACAGAGGCAGGAAGCCGTTGACGGCGGCAATCGCGGGAAGTATTCGCGCTTCTACCGTTGCGGGTACTCTGCGGACATGGATGGTGGGAAAGGGAGCATGAATGACGGAACGCCATTCGTATCCTGCGGCCGCACAAGGGAAGACTGCACGGAGCGCGGAATGTTTGCCAACTTCGGCGGGATCGAATTCGTGCCTTCCACGATCGAAGTGCGGAGTTTCGGCGAGAAGGGAAGCCACCTTTCCGCAGTGCGGGCGAACGAGGCCCGATACAACGATTTCGTGCCCATGCTGTACGGAACAGCCTGGTACAACCCGCCCGTAGTCTTCGCGCGGAACGACGGCAATCTGACGCGCATGGAGGTGCTGCTGGGAATCGGCGAGATCCAGGGTGTGCTCAAAGTCCTGGTGAACGACGTAGAGATCCCGCTCGGGCGCGCCGGCACGAACATGACAGGGACGGGGTGGTACAACGTACCCACGCTGGGCACCCGGACCGGCGGATTCAACCTGGACTTTGAAGGGAGCGACGGCACTCCGGCAGGCGATCCGTACGGCAGCATGGCGTACCTTTCCGTGGTAGTGCCGAACCGACTGAACGACGGCCGGTCGCTACCCACGGTAAAGGTGCTGGTCCAGGGGCTAAAGGTTCCTGTGTACAACAGTGACGGCACGCCAGCGGGCGAATCATTCACGAACAACCCGGCATGGGTCCTGCTAGACATTTTGCGGCGGAGCGGGTGGACCGCCGAGGAGATCGATCTCGGAAGCTTCGCGATTGCGGCGGCGTACTGCGAAGAGCCGATCAACGCAAAGGATCTGTATGGAAACGCGATCGCGATCCCGCGATTCCAGTGCAACCTGGTGATCCAGAAACGGCGCAGCGCGGGCGAACTGATCCGGGGCGTCCGCAACGGCTCGCGGCTATACCTGACGTACGGAGCCGAAGGAGCGGTGCAGTTGCGGGTAGAGAATACGTTGCAGCTGCAGCAGCCCGTGAAAATCGAGGGCAGCAATGCGCGCGAGGAGGTCGCGGGCGGTTGGCCGGCATACGAATTCGGCGACGGAACATACGGCTTATCCGGGATTCTCCGCCGCGCGAACGGCGAAGCCAGCGTGCGGCTATGGGGGCGGAGCACCACGGACGCGGGCAACCGGCTGGCGGTAGAGTTTCAGGATTCGCTGAATGCGTATCAGCAAGACAGCTTCTCGCTGGTGGACGCCGAAGATGTCGCGAAAGTGGGACAAGAGGTCACAGCCCCTTTGGGCGCACTAGGTATCCCCAACTACGACCAAGCAGGCAGAATTTTGAAATTCAACCTGGACAAGTCCCTCAAGGGGAACCTTTACGCGGAGTTCGAAACGTCCGTAAGGGGCGTCGGCTTACGGCCCGGGGACGTGATCACGCTGACTTACCTGAAGGCGGGGCTAGACCGCCAGCCCTTTCGAGTGCTGAAGATCGCACCCGGAGCGAACTATGCGACCTCACGAATCACGGTGCAGATACACGACGACCATTGGTACCTGGACACGAACGGCCAATCTACGGCGGCGACGGGAAGCGGGCGCGAAGAGGGCGCAGGGATCGGTGTTCCGCGGCCAATCGGCGGCACGGTCCACGACCAGAACGGGGACACGCAATTCGGAATCGAAGAGACGACAGTGACGGGTGGGGACGGGTCGCTGAAGGTGAACCTGGCGGTGAGTTTTACAGCGCCTCCGACACCGACTGCCGGAGGACCAGGAGCGCCACTGCTCAACCTGGCGCCCGATGTCCAAGGAACAGGCTCGTTGAACGGGCCGCAGACTCTGTACTATGCCGTTTCCGGCGTGGACCAAGACGGGGCCGAAGGAGTGCTCTCATTTGCGGTGAGGGCGGATATTCCCGCGGGCGAGGGCAAAAGCGTCCGGCTCTCGGCATTGAGTTTCGGGCGGGGTACGGTAAAGTTTCGAGTCTATCGCGGGGCGACACCGGCGCAGTTGTCGCGGATCGCTTCGGACCAGGAATTGGCCGCGGAATTCACCGACAGCGGATCGACTGCGGAACTCACACCGCCGCCGGACGCGAATTTCGATCACGCGAATTTCTACTGGCGATTTGAGTTGCAGCCGGAAGCCGCCGCGACGATTCATTCAAGCAACACCATCGGCAACCAATCGCTCGAGATGCCGGCCGATCGATATCACGGCGCGGTGGCGCGGGTGCTGCACGGACGAGCGTCGGGGCAGGAAAGGCTGGTGATTTCAAATTCAGCCACAACGCTCACGGTGGCGCCACCCTGGGATATCGAGCCGGACGCGGACAGTTCGTTCGTGATCGCCGAAGGAGGTTGGAAGTTCGGCGCGGTGTCGCGAACGAGCCCGGTGGCCTTCGAGGCACCGAACCGGCCAGGAGAGATCATCCAGATAAGCGGCCGCTCGGCGAATGTCAACGACGCGGAATGCGCGCCGGAGGTCTCGATTGTCACGCGTTGGACGATTGGGGGGGATGGATCGACTGACTGCGATGCACCACCGGCGCCCGTGTTCGGAATCGGCCCAGGAAGGCGAGGGGGAACCGTGGAGGTCTCGGGAATCGCGTTTCCGAGCCTGGAGAACACGCACACGATCACAGCGGGAACTTTAACGCTGTTCTACTGGAACGAACTGCAGGGGCCGCCCGCACACGTGCTGGCGTTGGAAGCAAGCGCCGACGATACCGTTCTCACGTTGAACCAGGCAGGCACAGCCGAGGCAGGGACATTCGTGCAGGCAGGAGCCGAGATTCTCCGGGTGGAAGAGGTTCTGGGCGATTGCACGAGTTACCGGGTCAGCCGGGGGGCGCACGATACCGCGGCCGAGCCTCACGAAGCGGGAAGCGTGGTGTATCACCTGGAGAGCAGTACGACGGTCTTGCCCTTTCCGAAGAATTTCTTTGGCAGCCCCTACAGCGGCAGCTGGAGCAATTCCTTGCTCCTGCCCGATATCCGCCTGGCGAGCGCGGAACTCTTCGTCACGAACGTGTGGGGAGACAGCGGCGCGGCGAGCATGAATCTGACCGGGAGCGCGGACTATGGCCTCAGGACGCTTTCGGGCGGGCAGTACACGATGCAGGTCGAGGGCTTTTTGGCAGTAGACTCATCGGCGACTCCGGTATTAGTGGTGGACGCGACCCACGCCGTACGAGACGTTTTTGCGGTGCTAGGGCAGGCGGCGGACGCTCCGGTCGAGGTGCAGGTCAACGTGGATGACGTAACGTACTGCACCATGACCGTGCTAGCCGGGCAAACAACGTCGAACGGAGTGGACGGCTTTACGCTGCCACTGCTGAATGCCGGGGCACGCGTGACGCTTTCGGTTCTCTCCACGGGGACGATGTATCCCGGCTCCGACCTCACGGTGATCATCCGATTGTAATGGCATCCATACTCCAGAAGCTGCGTCCGGACGGCGATTTGCAATGCTATTTCGAGCGGCCGTCAGCAGTGGCGGCGCTGAGCGCCACGAGCGCCGGGGGGTTTACGGTGTCGGGTTGCTGGCGACAGCAGTTCGACTGGGCAGTGGTGGAATGGAATCGGGACAATGTCTTCGAGCATCCGGCCATGCGCAACCTGCCGGACGGCGATCTCAGCGGGATGCGCCTCAGCTACGAGGAGGAACGCAGCAACTGCATTGCATTGGATTCCAGCCTTTTACCCCACGGTTGACTGGCCCTATTTGCGGGTGTGGGCAGACAACAACGGAAGCGACGCTTTCTACCAAGTTCCACTGAAGCCTTATGCAACGCCGGTCGCGGGGTCGTACAGGGCAGCGACGGTCCAAGTCACCTTGCAAGGATCTCCCAATGCGGGCGACTATATCGAGCTGGCATGGCTGTCGGAGCACTATAATTACCAACTCGCGACGGGCGACGACCTGGCCACGGCGGCGTCGGCGCTGGCCCAGATCATCAGCCGGAATTCGCCGACAGTAACCGCTTCCGCCGCGGACGGCCGGATCGTGCTGACGTACAGCAGCGCGGCAGGGACCAACGCGAACCGGATCGGCGTATATGGGACGGTACACGGCGCCGGCACCGAGTCTTGGAATCCGCCGTCGGCGCTTTTCAGTGGGGGACAGTCTCCAACCAGGTGGCGGATCGAGCTGGATTTCAGCTCGCTGCACGATGTGAATGGCTTGCCGGTTCCAACCACCAATGTCCGCAAGATGCGGTGGACGTGGGCCGCGGACGTGAGCCCGGGCAACTTCACGCGCAGCGAATTTGGGGTCACAGTGTCCAACTGGAGCGTGAGCGGAGACCGGACGGGATACGTTCTGGCGGGACCAGGCAGCCGGCGGATCGAAGACGACAGTGCCGACGTGGTGTACCAAGGTCCATGGACGGAGTCGCGAGGAAATTTCTCAGGCGGTTCGATCCGCTTCTCTACTTCCATAGGGGCGGCTGTGCGATGCACCTACCGGGCGAAGCAGGCACATCGCTTGTATCTAGGCACGCGGCGGGCGGGCACGACGGGGAACATCACGGTACAGATCGACGAGGGAACGCCAAAACAATACAGCTTGCGGCTGCCGGCAGAGGACGTACTGGTCCGGGTGCAACTGGCGGAGTTCGACGCTGGCGGGCAACACACGGTAACAGTTGTCCACGCGGGGCCGGCGGGAGCAAACCTCTATTTCGATTTTTTAGAAGCAGCCGTTCCATCGACACAGGTGCCGGCGCTTCCGCCGATGGCCGACACCACACTGGCCACTGACTGGGACACCGACCATTCGCTGGCGATCGCACCAGAGCGCACAGCGCGCCTGATGAGCGGGCTCGGATTTCTGGGAAGAGCGAACCATTATGCGGGCGCCTTATGGTTCTACGAGCTGATCCGGCCGGGCCACCGTTATGCGAGCGCGACGGTCGATTTTTCCGGGACTCCAGAGTGGAGCAAGACAACCCAAGTCAAACTCGGAGCCAGCACCGTAGAGCATCTGAACCTGATAGGCGACAGCGCGGAGAGTATTGCCAAGTGTTTCGAGCTACTGATCAACGCCGGATCGACGGGAGCCTGGGCGCAGGCGGACGGCCGCGTGCTCACGATTACAGCGCGGGCCATGGGAGCATCGGGAAACGGCCTGGCAGTGCAGGTGTTCACCAATAGCGAGGCCTTCACCGCACAGACCAGCGGGCAAGCTCTGACCGGGGGAATCGACGGAAAGTGGACGACAGACCCGGGGGCGGCGCCGCGACTGAACCGCTCAGCCCGAGATTGGAGCCGCAGTTTTTTCCGTGCTCTCGCCGGGTACGGCATCGACGTAGCGGCCGCGTTCAGCATGGAACTCCAACACGGGGACGATAGTGAGGAAGCCGGAATTGCACAACGGTATCCGGACGGAGTTGCCGCCTGGCTGACCACGCCGGCGTTGCAGACCAACTTCTCGCCGGCCAGCACGACATTCTGGAAGCAGGTTTATGCCGACATGGCGCAAGTCATGCATGAAGCCGGCGTAAAGCCGTATCTTCAATTCGGCGAGGTTCAGTGGTGGTACTTTCCGAACGCTGCGGGGATGCCCTTTTATGACGATTACACGCGCTCGAGCTTCGAGTCGCAGTACGGCCGAGCGATGCGCGTGATTCCCAATGAGCATGCGTCCCCGGAAGCATTTCCGGAAGAGGTTCAACATCTGCCGCGGCTGGTTGGCGAGTTCACCAATGCGGTGATGACTTACGTGCGGACCACGTACCCAGAGGCTCGGTTCGAAGTGCTTTATCCTCCAGACGTGAACGATACAGACCTAAACCGGCGCTGCAATCTGCCAGTGGCTTACTGGACGCCGCAGGTGCTGGAGTGCCTGAAAACGGAAAACTTCACTTACACCGGCGAGCGAAACCTGGACAAAGCACGGCAGTCGATCCTGCTTCCTATCGAACTCGGGTTTCCACGCAACCGCAGCAGCCACCTGGTGGGGATCGGCGAATACACCACGCCATGGGAGAAGGAGCAGCGCCTGGCACAGGGCGAGGGGGTGGAGTCGGTGGTGCTCTTCGCGCTCGACCAGTTTTGCCTGATCGGCTATCCGCTGCCGCTGGACCAAGGAATGCGGCGAGCGGTTTTCCAGGGATCGGCGTAG